TTCATTTTTTTCTGCATATAAGAAAAAGCGCCGCCAGATTGCGCCTTCATGCTCTCTATTGCTGTCTTTCTGGCAATTCTTTTTTGCTCTATAACAGCCGCGCTTTCTCCGGGTTGCGGAAAATATTTTAAGTCTTCATTTTTAAATTCTGTATCAGAAATAGCGGCACCTGATTCCTTACGCAAAACAGCAGTAATAAAATTCATTTTTGCCGCTAAATACTGTTGACCGGCATCAGATAGCGCAGAACCCCTAATTGCTAAGGGTAATTGGTTGGCGGCGAAGTCTCTCATGTTAGAAGGGTCATAACCTCCAGCCGTTACATTTTCAAATGTTGAAGTAGATTCAATCATTCTGTTGGTGAAGGCTGCGGCTAGTTTTTCGTCGTTATTAAATGTTGGCGCTTCTGTTCCAATAACTTTTTCACCCGCCTCAACCCCTTCTGGGACAGGAAACCCTGTTAAATCCATACCCGGAATTGTTACCGTTGTTACGGTGCCGTCTGTTGCAGTTCTGGTTTCTGGCCTTGGTTGAGACAGCCGCTGCCAAGACATACCATAAGCTGCTTTTTGAGTAGGCGAGGCAGTGCCGTTAGCAACCTTTGGACCTAAATTTAAAACATTATTGCTGTCTTGAGCTGCAAGGCTAGTCCCCTTAAATCCTTGACCGGCCTTTCCCAACTCAGTTTTTATTTTTGCTTCTGTTAAAAGTTTGTCTAACCCTGCCGCTTTTTGAGCGGCGATGCGATCTTCAGCAGCGGTGTAAGCCTTCATACCAGCAGTACCCATGCGCCCCAAGACCTGCCCAAGAGTAACCGGACGGTCTTGCCAACCCGAAGCCTCAAACCCAGCGGCAGCGGCGTTAAGCATACCCTGAGCGCGTGGCTGCATTAGCTTCTGCTCAAATGTCATACCTGCTGGCCCACCCGCTGCCGCTTCAGGGGTCGTCAAGTTGACCTGACCAGCGGCAGGCGTCATGCGCGAAATTTGAGCTTTTCTTAAAATTTCTTGCATCATAGGCGACAGTTTTTGATTTGCGGTTAATGAAGACTGCGGCGGTTTAGCACCGGGCAGAAGCGCCATAGGCGGAACCTGTCCATTAGGAAGCTGAAATGGCCGTCTCATTGTTGCGGCTGGCAAGGGCGCTCGACCTTGCAGTAATCGATTAAATCTGTCGTAAACGCTCATGCTCTACCCCTAACCTAAAAGACCCGCTAACGCGCCAAGGCCCGCGCCCATACCGCCGCCCATGCCTGGTATCATTCCAGCAAGTTGCGCCCCACCTAATGCGCCACTGAGAACATTTCCGGCCTGATTGCGGAAGACAGGTCTGGTGCTTTGCCCACCGACAGTACCGCCCTTAACGGTTGCCATGTAATTAGCCAGAGCAAGTTGAGGCTGTTCTTGCTCAAAATTAAAGCGGTCAATGTCAGCTTGAAGCTCTGCCTGAGATTGTGCCTCTCGCGCACCGCCCACACCGGCCAAAGTATTAAGGTCAGCAAAACCAAACTCGCGAGCCGCAGGAGCTTGCGCAATGGCGTCTTGCTGCGCTTGGTATGCCATAGGGGCCAAAGCTGCGGCAAGAGCGCCCTGTTGGTATCCTGAGCCATATCTGCCCGCCTTTGCAGCTTGAGCCTCTACAGCCTCAATTGCAGGTCTAAACGCAGCTTGTTGGAGTGGGTTCGTCCCCATAAGGTTCTGCATAACCGCGTTTTGCACTGCGGGTATGAACGGGCTGCCGTCTATTGCCCTTTGACGAGTAGCAGAAAGAGACATTTCACTTTCTGGGCTAAACCCTATGGTCGTTTGACCGGGGTAATAAGATGGTTGATTTCCGTAAAGGTTTTTTGCTTCAGATAAGCCATACTCCAAAAACGGTTGCGCGTATGCCGGTGCGCTAGTCGTCTGGGTAATGTTTCTAGTGTTTCCGCCGCCGCCTTTACTCATCTCTCAATTCCTTTGTTAAAACCACCGACGATGCGGTGTAATCTTTAAGCTGGCGTTTCCAGCCCATCCTGCCGTTAATCTCCATTGCGTAGCACCCAAGGCTCTTAGCCCAAATCGCAATAGACTTTTCAGCCTCAATTAACTCGTTTAGTTCTCCACCAGCTAACCATATTCGACAAACCGACCGCTGGGGATAATCCACTATCTCGGTTATAATACACGATTTTTCTAAAGGATGTAACTGGGCATCCCCAAGAGCCAGCGCACCAAAAACATCGTCCATAGAATGCGTACCGCCAGAGTACGCCAAAGCCTCACTAATCCATTTGTGGCACCTCTGCCACTGTTCTGACAATCTGTCCTCAGCCGACAATAAAGTAGGCAACGTCAACGTCATGCCCGTGGTTCCCGTGTTCAATTATCATTGTGCCGTCGGTGCTAGTGCTTTTTACAAAAGGGTTGCTATGCTCAAGCGTCTCGTTAAACCCCGTAAAAAAAACAATGCTCTCGACGCTGTACCTTGGGTCACTAACAGTAGTGCTAGTTGTGCCATTACCAAGCGTGGCGTACCCAATGCTGTTCAAGCCGCCATCAACAGTTCTATTTAAAACCTCGGCCACCTCTCTTGTCGTTGCGGTAATTGGGTTTAAAATTCTAAAATTAGCTTTTCTCTGTGCAGTTGTCATCTTCGCCCAATCTGCCTTGCCTCAACATCAATGCCGACAGCCTTGCTCCAGCCACCACTAAAAATAGTTTTTGCTCTGTGGTATCTGCCCTGCGCTCTAAATGGGGCAAAGCCGGAAGTGTTTGGAATTGCGACACTCCCATATTGATGGGTGGCTGCCTGCGTGTCTCTTGTGCCAATAGAAATCTCAACAGAGCCATCTTCGTAATATGGATAGACCCTAGTGATAATAGAGTGCTTGCCCATGCTTAATGGTGCTTCTGATGTTTCAATAGTGCCAGACAACGGGCTGCCAGAAAAAGTGTAAATTTTATTGCCATAAGCTCCGCCAAAGAAATACTGCCCGCCCTTAAATGTTCTACTGTCTAGCTGAATAGAAAGGCCATCAACAGTCGCAGACAAGTTGCCAAGGCCGTCAACCGTGTACCCAGATGAAAACAATGGGGACAACAGGTCTGCCTCAACTTCCGCCAATGACCATTTATTCAAAACATAATTATACATAATTATTTTGTCTGGCTGGCCTGTCGGGGACTGTGTGCTTGTGTAGCTCCACATAGCAACTTCGTTTAGAGGGTCAACGTGAGAACTCATACGAAAATCATAGTTACTATCAAAGTCCTTCTTAAAAAATTCATTCACTTTTTCTGAACCAATACTCACCGTTTTTTGCCCGTCGAATGCGTAAAAACCATCTGAGGCCAAGAAGAAAACAAGGTTCCCTGAGTTACAGACAGAGCCACTAAACGCACACCCTCTTTCAGACACGACTTTGTCAAATTGCCAAATCAAAGGCGGTCCCGCATAGGTGGCTCGGTAGATAGCTCGCTCAGTTAGAATGGTGCAATATTCACCTCCAACCATTCCAGTAATAGCGCCACTATCTGGCAGATCTTGAAAGTCGGCTTGATCAACTCCAGAGGTCCAACTGGTTATGTTATTAAACCCTGACCATTGGCACCGGAAAGGTATTCGGCCAGACCCGCTATCCACATTAGCGGCCCACACAAAATCTCTAACAACCGCTAAAAAATCAGCTTTTGGCGCGTTGGTCAGATCTGCGAATGCCGAGCTGCTACCTAATTGAAACGACTGAATTGTCTCGCCAACTCCTCCAGCGCACAAAACATAATTGCCAAACTGGGCAAAACGCCATTTTTCTGTGTCGGTTAATGTATAGCCGCCACCCTTGCCAACAGCATCTAAATTGTTTGTAGCCGAGTTGTGAAGGTAAAGATTGGTAGCGTCACCAGCAAATAACTTAGTATTAGACGCGGCATCTTTAGCAGCAAAAATACCTTTAATTGTTCCACTGGCTGCATTTGAATACGGCACAAACCCGTTCATTGAATGGTATCCGTTAGCGGCAGGCAAAACATTTGTTGCAACAGTAACACCGGGGTTCATTATGTCGGCTTGATCTGGTAGCCATTCGCCAAACTGTATCATTGATTTGCCCAAACCTCATTGCCTAAAGTAACGTCTGTCCACACCTCTGAACCTAAAGCTACATTTGTCCAGACCTCACTGCCTAAAGCAACATCTGTCCAATCCTCTCCCAAAACCTTGCCCGTAGCTGTTGCGGATATATTGTTATTAACAGATGAGGCCATAGAAAACAACGCGACCGCAGATGCAGACGTTGACATAGAAACATTTTCTGCGGCGCTCACAAGACGGACAAGGGAAGCTAAAGCCGACGTTGTCAGGACTAAGCTCTCACTAGCAGAAGCTGACCTAACGCGGAATAAAGAGCTAGATTGAGTTATTGCTAGGTTAATAGCCGCTGTAGCCGCCCTAATTGGCTTCATAGAAGCCGTAACACCAGCCGCGCCCGCAACAGACGCTTGCATAGCCAGCTCTCTTATAGCGGACAGCGTTCCAGTTATTGATATGGACGCAGCGCCGTCGGTCGCGTGAAGCGTTACCTGATCTAGCTGCTCTAGGGTTAGGCCATAAACATCAAGCGCGTCTAGCCCGCCCCATGTGTCTAGTTGCTCAAGAGAGGCCACAGTCTAAACCTATGCCGCTGTAATGTCTAAGTCACCGGCATTAATTTTCAGAATATCACCCGTGTCTATGAGCTTGCCAGTTGAAAACGCTCCGTGGATCAAAAGGTTTCCGCTGGTGCTTGCATCGAACAAACCGAAATGCGTAACGGTCCCCCAAGACGAGGTAGCGGCTGCAAACTGAACAGCCGCCGTGTTGTCGGCAGTCCCAGAAACAGCAGCATCAAAAGCTATTGTCTGTCGCGCATAACCATTACCTGATAATTCGGTTCCGCTGTTGTTGTCATTAAATGATCCAGTTGATAGCCCAATGTAAACTGTTGAAGGCATTGTGTATGCCCCAGTCCCAAGAATATGATCAAGGATCTCATTTTCTAGGTAATCGCTCATAGCGCTCATTTTATCTCTCCGCCGATTGGGATTGTCGTTGATAGATACTATTCATTTGAATACTGCCAGTCCCGTAATGGGCGCGTTGCTCGTCTATCTTTATTTCTTCCATAGCTTTTTCAAATCTAGCCATATATTGAGCAGCCCTAGTCTCGTCCAAAAGGTATGCGTATGCTTCGGCTAATGCGCCGTAAAGATAAGCGTCTGGGGAACGAAGCAAAATGTTATTACTTGGGTTTGATGCTGATAAAGGGGTCACACCGCCAATGTAAATAATTTCCATTTCGTATGTACTGTCTGGCACCGGTCGCATTTTCATTTCAAGTCCGACGATGCTAAACCCCCTTGGTTTGCCATTTCCATTTGACGGATATTGTTCGTCCAAAGAAGCGGGGCTATGATATTTTAGAACAGTCAAAGGAGACGTGTTTAGTTTTACTTCGCGCACCTCTCTAAAGTCAGACGGCAAATAGATGTATTCATCCCCGACAACCAAATTAGCTACAGATCTTTTTTCCTGCGATCTTGTCTCAAGCTCTCTACTAAGGCGAGCCTCAGCCAAAGTTATAAAATCGGGGATTTGAGCAGATAAATCGCTTCTAGCTAAAAAATTAGCTATTCCGGCTTGGAGATCTGTGTAGGTGGTTATCGCCATTATACTTGCCCGCCGCCTGTTCTAAAGTCTCGGTTCTCACTATTGTTTAGCCACGCCTTCCAACCTTTTGGGTTCTCCTGCGGTGTGCCAAGCGTCTCAATCAGGTGATTATACACCACATTTGGTATCTCCGCCACATGCTGTACATGACGCTGAGTATTGCCTGTCATAGAGCCTTTTGAATAGTCGTTATTCATTTGCCGGTTTAATTTTACCAGCGTGTCAAAATGTTGCGTCGTCTCAATGACGTCAGTCCCGTCAGACCGCTGATCCATTACCACTTCTTTTTTGGTGCGGGGGTCTGTGTATAAAACTCGCTTCATGTGATCCCTCTTAAAAGAGAGGGGGCAGTCGCCCGCCCCCTCAGACTTATTATGATCCGTTAAGATCAAAAATAGCTGAATGCGCTTTTGGCGCAGTCGGCTTGAGCGACCATTCTGAAACCAGATGGCTTGTCTTGGCGTCACCGTCCTGAGAAAGTTCCTGCTCAAGAAAGTTACGTCCGCTCAATGTGCAGACTGACACAAAATCTGGGTCAATCAAGAACACGCGGTCGTTACCCATCAAGCGAGATGGGACAGCCTCTACGGTGCCAAAGTCTGTAAGGAATACAGAAGTCGAGCCAACGTAAGTGACTTCCTTAGCGGCAGTCATGTTTACGTCGTTTGACACCAAGTTGCCTGACGCTGACAGGTCAGAAAAATTGGCACGGTTTGTAGCGCTTGCCACCATTAAACGAGGGTTACCTCCGTCAGTCCAGGCATCCTGCATCCCATCTTCGATGAGGGCAAGTGTCAACGGACGAGCGGTTCCTGCTGTAATGGTGTTGGTTCCTAAGCCGTTAGCAAAGGCACCTGAACCGGCACCAACACTACCGTTGGTTATCCAGCAAGACAGCGAAGCTGATTTGCGAGGATCAGAACCGTCACGGGCAACGTCTGTATCACCAATTGATTTTTCAATGTCCCGGCGTAATTCCAGGGCTTTCAAAACCTTTTGGTAATTGTGTTCCCGCTCGCGCCCGGCGGTATCAACGGATTCCAAAGTGCCAGATGTTGCAAACACCTTCTTTGAGATCTGGTGATAATTACCAATTCTTGCGGTTGGCGTTGCCGCAGCGGTTGAAGTTGTTGCTCCCTCATTATGGTAGTTTGTGGCTGAGGCCGAAGTCAATTCCTGGACCTGCCATTCCACAAAGATACCGTTTGAGGTTTCTTTTTTCACATTAGAAAAAATTGGTGTTTCTGCCGGATCAATCCGGTAGATTATGTCGGCGAGCTGTTCGCGCTCACCAACGGCGTTTTGGGTCGTAAAGACGGCCATTTTTTTGCTCCTTCGGGCTTATCTGCCCATTAGAAATTCAACAGCGGCATCCACGGTTCCAGCGTTTTCAAAACGCTTTTTCGCTTCCTGCCGAGAACGGGAAGCAACTTCACGCTTGGTCTTAGGGCGTCCTGCCTTAGCCATTTTTGGTGCCTGTCTTGCCTTCTTCTTAGCAGCGGGTTTCTTCAATTGAAGGTTATCCCACTTCCAAGCCTTGTACAAAAGCTCGATTGCCCGTGCGTCAGACGCATTTTCAATCTCCTCTTGTGAGAAGCCAATTCGGCGTTGTGCATACTTTATGATTTCCTGACGCTCGCTTTCACGGGTTTCGTCATTCTGCCACGAAGGTATGCGATTAAGCATATCGGCACGTTGCGTGTGCAAGTGTTTCGTCAACTCCTTTTCACGGTCAACTGCCTGCTCCTGAGCTACACGCTGCCTTTCGGCATCGACTTTTTTCTGCTGTTCTTTGTACTGGTCGTACTCCGCCTTGGCTAGAAAAAGGTCACGCTCACTCATTGTTTCGGCTAATGCTCTCCAGTCAGGTTCCTGCTCGGTTGTCTGCTGGATTTGGGCGCTCAACTGATCAAGTTGCTGCGCGTAGTAGTCTCTGGTTTGCTTTGTTTGAGCCGCTTCAGCCTCAAAGGCTTTCCGTTGCTCGGCAAGTTCCATAGACTTCCTAGTAAAAGACTGCTGTCTCTGATACCCGTTTCGCAGCTCGTCTAAGTCTACCTCTACTTCTTCACCGTCAACTTTGACTGTGTAGGTTGCTTGAGGCTCTTCCTCGTCTGCGTCGTACTCATCATCGTCATAGTCTTCTTCGCCTTCACTGGCATCATCATCAACATGGTCATCTTCCGGCGTCTCATCGACGTGATCGGTTTCTACCTGCGGTGCCTCTGCCTCTGGCTGTTGAGACGCCTCTTGCGTCTCGGTCCGCTCTTCTGTTGCATTATCCGTTGGGGGATTGCTCAGAAGGCTAATTGCGTCATTCATTGAAATATCGCCGGTTCCTGCTGGATTATCGGACATAATTAAATCACCTTAATTTTGTTACAGTTGCCCGCCGCCTGAAATCGTCAAGCTGCGCTTCGGCTAACTTACCACTTTCTATAACGCTTTGAAAATACCCCTTCAAAGCGGCAAGAGATTGAGACAAAAAATATACCCTCTCTCTGTTGTCTGTGTCTTTAACGTCGCTGTTTTTCCAAGCCGCAGTAAACTGTTCATCCAGATAATCAAACGCCTCGTTTAACAACTCATTGCGAAGCAGCGCTTCAGCCCTCTCGGCTCTGGCCTGCTTGTCCCTTACTTTTCTTTCATCCATTCCCTTTTCCTAAGATAGTAATGTGTACCCCGTTAACTTTGGTGGCTTATTAAAGAACTCTGGATATGTCGCGCCCCGCTTTCTAAATGCAGTATTAGCATCCGCAAAATCTTGTGGAGAGCCATAGCCCACGCCGTAACGCTGTTGAAAATCTGACAGACCTGTCGGCGCAACATCAAGCAAGCCCATTCTTGCATACGCGCCATCTGCCGAAGCGTCAACACTAGCCACGCTGGCGTTATCTAAACGGCAAGCCTGCAAATCATCATCAAATATGTAACCCTCGTCACATTGTCCAGTTGCTGGGTTTACCGGTTTAACATCTTCGCCGCCCATATCTGGGTCAATAAATCCGGTTCCTTCAACACCCTCAACTGGGCGCCCGGTATAGACCTCGCCGAAACCAAACGGGCCTTTTTCAAACACGCCCATAACGCGGCCTTTGCTATCCAAAACAGGGCGTCCGCCGTCCTTCAACCCTTTGATAATGTTGTTTGTAGCACGAGTGTTTAGTCCAGAGAGCGCTTTACCGAGAAAACTGTCGTCATTTTTGTATCCAGCAATTCGGTTTTCTAATTTGTCGATTGCCATATTAGCAAACGCCGTCCGAGTTGGGATATGATCCATCCAAGTCGAGTAGCTCGGAACACCAAGCAACCCACTAAAGCTGCGGTTTTTAATCGCGTCGGATATTGAGCCGCCAATATAATTTGATGAATAAATTTCAGGACCAAAAACGTCGGCATAATCAAAATATGATTGAGCCACTCTATCTGCATTACTTGGCCCCGTATCAAATGCAAAATCTTCGGGCGTCATATCCGACTGCAATGCACCAGTGCTAAGGATGCTTTGTTGCAAAGCGCTTTCTGCTCTATTAATGGCGTCTCGCCTTTGGGCGTCGCTTACTCCGCCATACGAAGAAGGATCGTTTGTGTCTTCTTCATAATAGCCGCCGCCGCTAGAAGTATCCGTTTCGCTATAAGTGTCAGCCGTTACGCTATCTTGACCTTCACCCATAAAAAAGGCAGGGATACCCATAGGACCGGGTTCGCCAGATCCACCCAAAGACTTTAGAATGTCAGCTTCTTCCGGCGAGATATAGGCTAATAAATGTTCTTGTCCGCGAATAACTGTATTGCGGGGTGGCATCATTTTTTTGATCTTAGCCATTACTGCGCCCTCGGAAGGTTAGTTGATATTTCGGCGTCGGTCATTGCCTTAGCCACGCGAAGTTCTGCTTCAGCCGCCAACTCCTGACGGCGAAGCTCAATTTCCATCTGCATTTTTTCACGCTCAAGCTGTATGTCGGCCTGCATTTTTTCACGCTTCAACTCAATTTCAGCCTCAGCCTTTTGTTTGGCAAGCTGTAAATCCATTTGCGCTTTTTGCTGCATTGCCGCAACGGCTGGGTCAGGCTTGCCCTGTTGCGCTTGCTGCATCTGTTGTTGTTGTGCGACTTTCTGGCCCACGACCTCTGGCGAGTTAAAAAATTGGTCAGCATCCTTAAAGCCCCCAACTTCTGCGATAGACCGCAAAGTAGCAACATATTGCTGCGCGGTCACAAGAGGATTGTCAGCGCCTAACTGCATAAGGATCTGCTCTTGCTTTGCGGCAATCTGCGTCAGAAATGCAATCTTTGTCTCGTCGTCAGTCGTACCCAAACCAACCTGCACAACAGTGTCAAATTGCGACTTCCATTCAGCCGGATTAATTGGAACAAATTTGTTGCGCAGACGCATTACCTGCGGCTTGCTATCGTGTTTTAAAACTAACGCCAATATACCTTTGAACAAACTCTTGACACCAGTCTCAGCCATTGTGCGAGCATAACTCTCCAACTTAACCTGAGCGCCGCGAACTGTGGCGCTGACGGCTGACGCAGTCGACGACTGCAAGCTGTTGGCGTCCAGCCCCTGACTAGCGCGGCTCATTCCGGTTCGCTGTTCTTTTACTGTGTCCAAATAATCCATCAGCGGGCGTATTTCATTACCAACCGACGCGCCAGCTAGTGGCTGTATCATGCCGGGCTGTCTTACCCGGATCACACCTCCAGCCTGGGCGTCCAGTAAATCGTCGAGATTTACGGCTCCCTCAACGGCTGCTATGCGCGGCAGTGTCGATGAGTAGACGCTGTCCAGATACTGGCGCATCAAGGTAGTCTTAATGACCTGCAAATCTTCAGTCATATCGTAGACGCTACGACCAACTAAACGGTGCGGCATCAGAATAGGAGAGGCAACAGCAAACGGAATGTGGTCCCACGGCTCATTGTGCAGAATATGCTGGCCCTCAGAGCCAATAGCGCAAATACGGCGACGCTCGGCTATACCATCGCCATCGTAGTCCATTTTAACGATGCACTCGTAATAAATGACACTTCGCATTGTTGGGTCGGCTGGGTCGGAACCGGTTGACGCCTCCATATCCTGAAAACGGTTGCTGACCTCGTTATCAGTTTCTAGCTCGTCTTCGCCCGCGTACTGCTCAACCTCGTCTCTGTCGTAACCCATAGCCACAAGATCTGAGACGGTAAGAGTTGTGCGGTGCGCCATAAAATGCGCGTCTTCTAAAGAGGTCGCCCGACGGTTTACAAGGAACTCTTCCGGCGGCACGTTAATAACTTTTATTTCGCCTTGTTCGCGGGTAACACGAACCTTCAGGTCGTACTCAGATCGAAGAGGAGTTGTCTCGCCGCTCTCGTCATCGTAGACGCTTTCCATGACAGTCTCAGACTGCTCTATAATTTTGACGTCGGGGTCGTTCATCAGCATTGTCAGCTCTTCGTCTGACAGGCCAGTGTATTCTTCCTCGTCGACCTCTTCGCGTGTCTCGTAAAAGAACTTAATTACGCCCATGCGAAATAAAAGCGCATCCTTAAAAAACGTGTGGAGCAGTTTGTAACCGTCATTGCGCTGCGTAATTATCATATTGACGTAGTCAGAAGCCTGCTCGGCGGCCTCTACGTCCTCAGCGGTGCGAGGAGAAAACCGGACATACTTATCGCTAGATGTAAATACCCGCATAAGATTGGGCATAACAGCCTCAACAGTGTCCGCCACTTCGGTAGCAACAACAGATGACCGCCCCTCGACCTCGTTGCCCATTGGCTCGCCCAAATAGAAGTCGAGAGCGCGAAGGCGCTCTTGGGTGTATTCGCTGTCAAAGTGATTTAGCGCGTCTGTTATCTCACCTGAGACAATCGAACCGAGCTGTTCATCATCCATTTTTGCCATTGTTTTTTGCACCTTTTGCCGCACGTTTTGGCGCGGACTTTGGTTTGTCCGGTTGCGCATTATCGCACAAAAAGCGCGGCGGATCTATGGGGGGTTGTGGGCGACGAATGCGCCCCACTAACGGGCGGCGCACCATCATTGTAAAGTAACCTTGCGAGCCTTCTTCTTTTCGCCCTTACTAGCGCCCTTAATCGGCGCACCGCGCTTACCGGCGGTTTCTATCATGCCCTTGCTGGTTTGCACAACCTTTGCCGGAGCTGGAGCAGGCGTCATATCGGGCATGGCGTTTATGCCCTGAATGCAACGCTGCTGATGTTCGCAGCGGCCCTTATAGGGGCAGGGATCACATACAATCATGCTTTTCTCACTTTCTTTCTTTTTTCAACAATATTTACCAAGAACTTGCTTTGCACCGCCTGTTTTTCCGCCTTTTTTCTTACCGTATCCAGCCATATCTAGCTTTCCTTTTCTGTTAATCGTTTTTTGAATATGTACCATAAATGGTGTTAGACGACGACCGTTTCTTTTTTTTCTTTCCAGACAACACAAGTTTACGATTAGTAAACTGATCAGCCACAGTGTTAATTATATCAGAGGCTGGGTTCAAAAGGTATGTGGTCAAAAAATTTCCGTTTTTACCATAGTTCATTTTAGCACTCCTTTTTCTTTTTGCGTGGTGGCATTACATTCCTTTTCCAAGCAATCCCCTGCGGAAAAACTCTTGATAGGCAGATACATCGTCAGCCACCGGCTGAGTAATTTCCTGCAACACATTGCTAATTTCTGCGGAACGACGGTCAGATGATGGGGCCGCGCCAGCAGCTCGTCTGGTTGCAAAAAAATCTGGTGCCATTAATATGCGCGGCACGGGGGTGGATAAACCACCAAGGTCAGTGCCAGATATTGCCTGTTTATATGTTTTGTGAAATTCAGGTATGTTGCCCTCGCCAGACATTGGCAACATTGGGTCGGCGTCAAACTCGACAACACGACCTCCAGTTGGTGCCAACATAGCGGATGGATCGTTTACGCGGCTAGACATTTGCGGGTCAGACACAACCATACGAACAGCAGTAACATCAGGGAAGCCGCTGTCTCTAAATGTGCTTTTCTCCATTGTGTCGGCAACAGCTTTACGAGCTGCACCTTTACCGGCTGAGTAAAGGTATTTTTCAATATTAGGGCTAGTAATGCCGGGAAAATCACTAAACGGTGTTATCGTTGTTTTTTCACCCGTTTTAGGGTTTTCTTTTGTATCTTTTAAATTTCTAACCTGCTCGTCAAAGTCAGCTATCTTTTTTTCTGGTATCCATTTTGCTGCCTGTTTTGTCATGTCAACAAGAACATCAGCCACATGATGCGAGAAGTCGCTACCACGTCCGCCCATCGACGTGTATATTCCTAAAAGACCGGGCGTTTGGCGAGCCTGCTTCGCATAACCAGAAATGACAGCGGGGTCAGACGCCCAAACAATACCAAGCTCACGCGATAATTTTTCAGACGAAAAGTCTTTTCCGCCGGTCATACGCACGGGTTTTTTCAACTTTACACCCTGCACATGCGTAATTTTTTTACCGGCCATTGTCATATCACCGGGCATCAATTTTGCGGTGCGTCCGATCAGGCTCTGTATGTCTAGGTCAGGGCTTCGGGCTAGTGTGCCAAGGTCACGCACAACCGTTCCGCTAAGGTCAGGCATGTCGCGGCTCAGGTTTTGAAAACCGGGGTCTACAAGCAAACCTTGGTCACCAGCGTCAGCGGTTCTTGCACCATACTCATACGCACGCCGAGGCAAAAGCAGCCCCTCGCCTACTTCACGCGGAAGTTGAAACGCAGCGGCGGCCTCGTATAAATTCTGTTCCGCCTCCGGCATCTGTCGTATCTTCGGGCGCTTTTTAGGCTGTTGCATCAACAGTGTGTCGCTGACGTCTTCCCGCCCACCCATACCAATCGACCCAGCGGGGCGCTTGGCAAGCAAGCCAGCGCCAGTAAATGCGCCAGCCAAGTCAGCCGCATCCATAAGCACGTTTTCGGCTGGCAGGCCAGTTTCTGGGTCAATTTCAAGAGGCAGATCGCCCATAGCGCGACCAACGGTGCGGGCGGCAGCCTGAACAGGGGCAGGGAAAGACAAGACACGCTCACCTTCGGGCGTGATCGCGAAAGGCAATATCATGCCAGAATTGGCATAATCGCCCTGCCCGTAAAGGCTATCCAGAAGTCCCAT